GGAAGGAGGACCGGTCCGAAGACCTGCCTGCCACTATCACATGGCGGCCCGATGGATCTAACGTACATGACTACAGACAAAATAATTCAACCAACAGTAAAGTCTGGAGGCTCTACGATCTAGTAGGGTGGCTCGGTTCCATTCAATATATCGGAACAGAGACTCCACCCAAGAATATCGATCGTAGCTCGAGACCGGACTGAGGGAAGACGTCAAGTGAAGATAGTCATATACCGAAGCCAGGGGTGGGCTAAGAATGCAGGAGACTAACGAGGTGTGGGAAGAGAGAAGGAAGGAGGAAATCTCCGTCCAAACTCCAGTTCCGTACCGATATCACCAGCGGTTTCCTCAGCAGAACGAATCACATTGTTCAAGACCCCTTGTTGAACGACGGGGTGATAACTGTGAACATTGGAAAGAACGTTGTCCGAGGAATAGATCACGCGCCAATCAACGTACAAATCGATCACATAGTTGTCAAGATTGACAGTGGCCGGAAGGTAGATGAAGATAGGCGCGATACCATCGGAACAGAGATCAGTTCCAGATGGCGTAATACCGATCTGAATGAAATCGTTGTAGGAGATCATGTCGAGAGGATGAGAGACAAGGTTCCTTGGCTTCTGCATCAAAGAATAAGCAGAATGACCGCCCAACCAATGTCTCGTGGCGAGCGCGGCAATCATGAGATTGAAGGTCGCGAACGCGGTTCGATCAAGAACTCCATCAGCGGTACCAGAGTAAACAATCCCGTCTGGCATGCCATTTGTGGAGGCTGTACCCGTACAAGAAATTGTAATACCAAGACGACCGATATTGCAACGAGAAAAGTTGCCTGCCGTTATAAGGGCAGAATTCAGGCTTGTCTCGGTAGTACCGGGGACATCAGTACCAAGACCATATTTGGCAACGCAGGGAGAGAGTGTATTCCCACCACTACCAGGCTGGTAATACCTTCCGATTTGGATGACCTTGGCCACGGTCAAAGAAGTTTGTATCGGGAGGATAATACGCTCAATAACAGAGACGTATTTCGTCGTAGCAAGGAGCGGAACAGTCCAATGTGGATTGTGAAGAAGAGGATGAAGCATCCTCTTGGTCCAACTGGTTCCAGGAACAGTCCGGGACTGATTTCGACGACGATTACCATTCTGAGGGAAGGTCAGGATGGAAGTCTGAGGCATGCGGCGCTGTTGAGGCCGCATTTGTTTCTGACGACCACGAGCCTTCGCTTTAGGACGAGGTGCATTCTGTTGAGGGCGTCCCTGTCGCGCTTGAACAGAAGTCCAGAGGCGCGGCATAGATGCAGATAGGGTTGAACAAGAAAGGGTTAACCGAATCTGTGAAAACCCAGGCTCAGAGTCTCAAGGAGACAACCGCTTGAGCCAATATGCCTTCCACTTTGAGAGGTGGTCCTTCCCTGTGCGGGCAGATTCCACATGAAAGTGCTCTCATCGCAGAGTTTCGAGCCACTGAAGAAAAGAAAGAAATGATCGTAACCCAGATCAGGGGACCGTAGCATTTCATCCCTAATTTATATACCGGCGGGAATCTTCAGTTGACTCCGGTATGGGCACCCTTCAAGAAAAATTGGGTGCCACGTACTGGTGTTGTAGACGTGGCTCATAAGGAAAGAAGGCCAAGTTACTAAGGAGATTGGAAGCGGAGTGACCAACTCGACGCATCCAACTTGAAAAACGTTCCTTAATAACTTGTGGGATTGGGCGGATCTGGTACTGAGGAGCATCCGAGTGAACATAATGAAATTGTTCGCTACGGAATGAGGGACACAGATCCAAAGGAATATCACAGAGACGCTGTTCGCTCTGACGACAAGGTTCGTGAGGATCGCGGATCACAATCACACCACGTCGGGAAATGGGTCTTGGCATCAAACGCAGAAGATTAAGATCTGTGATTGTATAAGAACCCATATAGTTCACAGCAAAATTGTGAAGCTTGTGAACCTTCCCAGAGAGATTGTGAAATCCATCCAAAAGGAACTTGCCGTAGCGTTTTTGAAAGACGGTAAAGTAACCGTCGAAACTAGGCATAATGAGCCCGCAAGCACCCAGACGACGATCACCAACCAGAGCATAACGCCCATCCTGTGTATGGGCTCGAACTTCATCAGGCCAGTAGTGGATAAGTCGCTTCAACGTGCGCGCAGCACAGTTAGAAGAATCAAGGAGAGAATTCATTCTCTCAATCCACGGTTTTTCAGCTTGATCTTTCCTCAAAGCAGAATTCGGTAAAAGAAGACCGGTATTGAGGGAGTTGATCTTTCTGAAAGTCTGACCTGACTCAGAAAAGATAAAACACTCTGAGTTGATGGTAAGGACATGACGGGAAATGTAATTCTTTCCAACACTGAGGGTAAAGCCGGCCAAAGAGATGTGCCGCTTCCAAACCTCATAGAAATCATGGTTGGCTCGAAAGAGTATATCGTCGCCATTCACGAGAACGGGAAGTTCTCTGTGATCAAAGGAGCGACCTGTAAACTCTTCAAGAGCCCTCCAATAAGCTACAAGATTTATAGCACAAAGTATTGGAAAGGAAAGAGGACAGCCCATCAATTGTCCACATGATTGGAGCATCTGCCGACCGTAAGGAAGATCGGGAGAATACTCCTCTGGGTAATGGATGACATGGTTGCCCAAAACTCGACGCCAGACTCGCGATTCTAATTCAGTGGCGGACATCCTAGACAAAGCGGATTCTAAACACAATTGATTGATCTCTTGTGAGAGTCCATCAGTAGCCGCGGAATAGTCGCCAGAAACCCATTCGGGAAAGTCAAGGCCGAGTTTCTTCTCACGCTGAAGTAAACCATGTAGATGCGATTGGTCCAAAGGAATACCAATAAGCTCAAAAGGAGCCATGGCCTGAAGATGAGTCCACATCGCATGCTGACAAGGTCCAGCAGCTTGATAAGACAAGGGCATACCTTTAGTAATAAGACGGCATTTAAGTGGCTCTAAAACTGGACACACTGAAGCGCTAAGAGGAGAGCGCTCATGAGCATCTGCTGCCAAAGTAACTGCCGAATATCGAAGAGCGGGCCAGCCCCTAACTTCATAAGACTGGTCTTGTGGTGATGAGCCCATAAAAAGAAGCTCTGAATCATCGAACCACAAACGAGATGGGTCACCAAACTCGGATTTCCACTTGGATCCTTCATGATAACTACGAAGGTCTATATCACCGAAGAACCAGCGTATCACGGCCTTAAATCGGCGCGAACGCATGGAAAAAGGTGTATAGTCCCCGAGTAGTGATTTCATTGGAGAAAAGATTGAACTCTCCATGAAATAACGGATCTGTTGAAAGTAACCGAGGCGACCCCCGGTGGAACGAGTACCACCGAAACAAGAACCAGTAGAGGGGCTTTTCATCATGCGTTTCCAATTCGAAATCCAGTTCTGGGATTCCGAAAGACGATACTCTTCATGTTCGTCTGTATCTGGATTCCATGTGCGAAACACTCGAGATCTGTGATCCTCGGGTATCATTCGAGACCACAATTTGTCAAACTTGTTTTTGAAATCTTCGTGGTCAAGAGGACCCAGAGGGACAATAATTTTCGAGAGAGTGTTTTGATGCGCAATGAGTGTATCTTCGATAAAATGGTCTCCAACCTGACGGCAACCACGCTTACCACCCTGCAACATTGCCCAAAAACAAGTAGTGGACCGAGCAGAAGAGGTGCGAGAGAGACAAAGATTTCGAAGATGACGCTTAAGGGCTCCAGAGAACATTGGAAACCTAGCATAGAAAGAACGATCACAAGGACGAAAAACGTCATTCCAAAAAGTCCAGACACCTGGAGGTCTACCGGGTCCAATTTCACGAGGACCCGGAAGGATTTCTGGGCGATTCGGCAACCAGGTTGAAGAGGTTATCGGATCACGTTCAGAGAGGACTGGAATAGGCGGAAGATCGTTTCTCAGAAAGAGGGCTAAGGGGTATGAGGTCATGAACTTAATGGCCTTAACCTGAAGAACTGGGCTCGTAATACAGTTGATTTGTCTGAAAAGAGCCGAGTAATCGGTTGCAAGAACACGACCAGAGCGAATCACTGGATCCGCATCCTCCAAAGCTTCAGAGAGTGATCGGAGAAACGCGAGCGTAGTAGCCCACCGGTGCAATTCATCTTTTGCACCACCAATGGTGAAATCTGATTGGTCGTGGACATAGTACCAACGCCAATTGGACCAGCGACGAGGCTTAGTCCGTCTATCACCATTGTAATCATGGCTTCGGAACTCTGGCACCAGATCAAACTGGTCGCAGAAGCACGAATCAAAACGTGCAATGCTGCGGTCAACCTTGATCCAGAGTTCGTCGTCACCACTGACGATGAGGCCACCATGCAATCTATCGAAAACGTCACTGGGGGAAAGTTCCCACCAGTGGCGAGTCCGAGCCTGGAGATCGACAGTTGTAGAGTCGATACGAG